GTTATAAATTCAATAGGTTGTATTTTAAAATCTTTATAGTGTTGCGTACTGCCCACTTGTCTATCTAAGGCACTCTCCGTTGCTCTCTCGCCCTTTAAAGCATACTTTCCACAGCATTTCTTCTTCATACTATTTTACCAATCCAATCTCCTTTATTATTTAAAACCATTGGTAACAATTTTGGAATACCATCTATTATAACGGAACAACCTAAAATGAACCTTGTTTTGAAATTTTTTGCGTAGTGAAAAGCCATAGACTTTTGATTTATTAAACAACCTACATTCATAGCAAAAAATAGGTTATCAGGATTGGCCCACCAACTTACTAAGAACTTAGTGTGATAATGACCTTGTACTGCTGACATACCCATAGTTTGAGATACTTTAAGAACATCAGCACTTCTTCCATGTGTGAAAAAACATTTTTGGCCATTAGACATTTTAATAGTTAAATCATCAATCCACTTCCAATGTCTAGTTCCTAAAAAATCTCCATAGTCTTTTAAAAATTCTTTACTCATTCCAAACTTTAATGCTCGTCTATAAACTAAACTAGAGTGGTTACTATCTACTTCTGTTACTCTTGGAAAAATACTCTCTAATTCTTTTACATATTTTCTTGCTTCTTTTAATTCATGCCCAGCAGAAAAAAGATCAGGGTCGTGAGTGTGCATAGATATAGCGTGGAAATCTAATAGATCGCCAATGTTAATAACTGTGTCAGGTTTAAATTGTTTTTTAATTTCTTTAAGGAATTTAATTGAATCTTTGTGATGATATGGAATGTGCATATCAGAAATTACTAAAATTCTTTTATGAGTCATACAAGTTTTACTTGTACTATTAATTTGAGATAATGTAAAGGAATTGGGAGACTACTGCTAGACCTACAGCACATATAAGATATAAAATTCTATCTATATCTCTTTGCATATGTTTTAGATGATTCGTTTCGATAGTATGAATTTTTTGATGAATAAGTTTTATCTTACCATCAATCTCTATAAACTTTTCGTTTGTTGTTAAGTTTTTTTTCATAACTATCTTTTACGCTTTTTTCTTCTTAAATCAAGATCGTGTTTTCTTGAACCTCTAAGAAAACTATTAACTCTACCCATACTCCAACTAGCCATAGAAGTACGAGGTCTTGAACCAGCAGATAAAAAAGCACCTTGACCTCTACGATATACTTTTTTAAGCATACCAAGAGTTATATTTTTTCTTGTCTTTGCTTTTGCTCTAAGTGTAGAAATAACTTGTTTAGATAAAGGTTTTCTTTTTACTGCCATTATTTTCTCCTCGCTTTGAACATAGATGCCGGTATTCTTGCACCTGATTTATATAAAGATGACATAGATTTAATTAAACTTGCTCTTGCCGATCTTTTACTACCTTTTAATCCTGATAGATATTTTTTAGGCAAACCACTATCTTTATCTTTTAGAACTTTTCTTCTTTTTCTTTTTTTTGCCACTTCTTCTTCTCCTCTTTCTCATTGGTCTTTTATCAATCATTTCTGCTAATGTTGATGTTGTTGTAAAACCACTCATTTACCTACTCTCCTCATAGCAATAGTGTGTGCTTGTGAGAATGTTCTTTTTCTACCATTTGCACCACTCATTAGTCTAGCCATTGATCTCATGTGTTTTAAAGTATGGTGTCTAGCATGAGATCGCATGGTCTTTTGTTGTCTTGGTGTAAGGTCTTTTATAATATTTTTTATTGATGCTACTTTAACCATTATCTTCTTCTTTTTCTTTTACCCATTTTATTTTTTTTGGGTTTATTTTTTCTTTTCTTATCTTTTCCATGTCCGTAATGATATGGCATATTATTCTCCTATTAGTTTTGCAATTGTCCACCTGACCATTTTGCTTCAGGTAATCCATTTGTATATGTTTTTCCGTCAAATGTTAAGACTTGTTTTCTATTACTACCTTCTACAAAACTACAATGAACCCAACCTGAATTTGCTTCTCCCGTCCAATATTCTAAAATTAATTGATCGAAGTCGCAATTATTTTCAATCCATAAAGCAACTTTAAGATTTGAAATACCCATAATCTCAAAATCAACTGCTTCGCCTTTTGTGTGTTGAGATGTTGATTTGCTTCCTATTTTTTCACATAACTCAGGGCTTCTATATCCTGAAGTAACAACTATTGGTTTATCAAATTTTGCTCTTACGGGTTCTAATACACCATAGCATAAATCTGTTAAATTTTTAATTTCTCCACTTCCCGCTTTATTAGTAATACCATGACGAGTTGCTGTCATTGATTTTTCAAATTCTTCAAGTTTAAAATGTTTTGATAGTTGCATAATTATTTTGCTGTATTAGGATTGCCTTTAGAATTAACAAAAGGAGTTTCTGCCCACGCTAAATAAATATATTCTCCTGAAGCATTAAAAGCCGCATTGTTTTCACGAAGTTTAAATCCGTTTGATACAAAGTCTATTGCATGATCGCTTTCTGCCGCTTCTGCTACTGCCGCATTTGCTTTTAAACTTTGGTTCATTGGGTTAAATTTTTCAACTTTTCTTGTTACCATTTTCCAATCATCTCCACTATCTACTCTACGAACCATTAAAAGTTGAGGAGTAAAACCTAAATATACAAAGACTCCATCACTTCCTTCATTATTGCCAAAATATTTTCCGTATTTACTAAACCCTTGTTTGCCACACCAAATATATGCAATATATGTTTCACTATTTTGATTTAATCTACCACTATCTCCTAAAGAAAAAACTGATGATGTTGGAGTTGTATCATTAAAAAACGCAGTAGCAGTTGAAGGAGTGGCGGTATCAAATTGTAATGCTTTTCCGTTTCCTACAGATACATGATATATACCCCACCCATTGGTACTTCCTGATTGTTGCTTCCCAAATATTACTTCAGGAACTGATGACAAGTTATGCGAAATATTTTGTGTTCCACCATTTCCAGTATATTGCACTATATCAAATCCAGCAGTTGCAGATTCGTTCCATGTCCAAGCAACGGCAGTATCTCCATTTCCGTTAATCTGATCTGAACTGTCTGTTCCTAATGTGAAACCAGTTGATGTTACTCCAGTTAATTGTGTGGAGTCGTTTGATGTTAATACAGCCGTTGTATCTGCTACTAAGTATTTACTGTTGTTACTAGCAAAATGATTAGTAGTTAAAGTATCGAAAAGGACATTAGGTCTAACTGTACTTCTTTGTTTTATCCAAATTAAATCTGACTCCATGCCAGTAGTAATTGTTCTAGCAGTTGAATTTCCCGTATATAGGGTTGCGGCAAATAATGATTCAGGATTATCTATATCAGTAAAAGCCATCAGCCAAACTCCGCTAGGTTTTTAGTGCATAAAGAAAAATAACCAGATGGTGGTGCATATTCAAAATTTCCATAACCATTACCATCTGCGTTGCCTGATGAAATTGAAAAAACTGGATTACCAAAATTTGCTGAAGCGTCTATTGAACCTGAAGTAGATGAAACATATAAGGCCGGAAATACCTCACCAAAATTACTTAGATATTGAGAACCATTAGTAAATAACTCTGATATTGCACCAGTTTTTGAAGAACCGCTTGTTGGATTTCCACTATTCATATATGTTCCATTTTTTCCAATATAAAACGCATAATTATCCATATCAAGAGCAAAATTTAAAATATCTCCATTTGAACAACTTATTATTCCAGTGGTTTTAGCACCATCTCCTGAATTTCCTCTAAAATCTGGTGTTGCTTCATAGTAAAATATACCCCTTGAATCTGAAGCATCATGTGGTGATGTGCTTCCGTTAAAAGCATTTGCATTTACAAAACCATAAAATCCTTTGCTTTTATTATTTATCTTAACTTCCCAATACCATTTTGATTTATTGACACCAATAGTTGATCTGCATAAACCTTTAGCAGAAGTGCCTACATCAAAATCGCAATTACCTTCTGACAAAAAAGATTCTAAAGCATCAGTATTATTTGACCAACGATCTAGTGGATTCCATATTGCAAAATTGTTTGTTGGAACATCTGTAACTTGATCTGTAGCGTCTAAATTATTTACAGAAAAATTAGTGTTGCCTGAAGAATCAACTCCTAAATTACTACTGTTTTGAAAATTTAAATAAAATCCATTTCCGTTTGCATGACTTGGATTTACATTTATTGTTGACACATCTTTAGGAATCCATAAATTAGGAGTATCTTCAGAAAACTCTCCAAAATCACTTATAGCCTGAGCCGCACCATCAACAAATACATATTCTGCCATATAGCCATCAAAGTGTTCATCTCCTAAATTTTTATCAGCACCAAGTCTAAAAGGATTACTAGCATCTTGAATTTCAAAATCTGTATTTTGATTTGGATATGTTGCTGTTGAAAAATCTGTAACTTGATTTCCGTTAATATATATTTTACACCTATCAGACGCTGTGCTTTGTGTTGTATCTACTACAATATATAAGTGCTTCCATGCAGTAGGGTCTCGGAATGCTTGTGTTGGTATTAATTCTAAAACTGTTGAACTACTAATTCTACCTTTAACAACTAAATAAGGTTCTTCTGTATAATAAAATGTAAAGTAGTTTGCCGCAGTTCCAGTGTCAAAAATTTTATGTGTGTCTCCACTTCCGTGCAAATCCATTTTTAACCAAACAGAAAAAGTAAATGTTCTTTGATTGCCGTCTCCAGTAGGACTTTTTTGAAAATAAGGGTCATTTGCTTGCTCAAAACGAACTGAGTTTGTTACATTAAATCCACCACCTAATGCTGACGCTACATTTCCGTTTAAAATTAATGGCATTTACATCTCCAATGTTGGAAATTCTCCTAATGGTCTTTCCCATATTGGATTTTGTTCTGTGCCATTGTTGACATAAGTATATAATGTTTGTAAAGCACTAATATCACTTGCGTTTTCAATAGCGGTTTCCATTTCATTAGATTTAGTTCTTACATCTGCTCTAAATGTTGTAACTTTACTAGGAACAGAATAATCATCTATTTCATTTGCTTTTATTACATACCAATCTGTAGGAGAAAGTAATCTTGACGAATCTTGTTTTATAGTTTCTTTTAATCTTGATTTAACACCTTTTGTTTTTAACTTTCCTACTTCATCATCAGAACATAAATCGTCATCTGCATCTTCTTGAGTCCAAAAGGAATCATCTATTTGTTTTGGTGTTGCTGTTCCATAACTTGCTGTTACTTGGCCATCTAAAAAATTAAAAGATTGATCTGTGTTAATATACCATTCTTGATCTTTTTTATTTGTATTGTCAAAAACAACATCATAAATTCCAATAGATTCTAATTCTTCTTTACTCCACAATTCAAATATTTTTCTTGAATGTCTAGTATCACCTATAACCATTCCTTTTGGTTTATTTATAAGTTCTGCTATTTCGTTATCTTGTACTAATGCCCACATATTTTAACTTTCACTTAAATTCATTGTTCTGCCTACTTCTTGCCATACAGCACCATTATATCTAAAAATATGAATATCTGTTTTACCATTTGTTGAAGTTTCAGTTGGTTCTGTACTTGCGGCAAATTCAAAAACTGTATTCCAACCAATAGTGTGCGTTCCATCATAATTAATTTCTAAACAAATAAAAGCACCTTCAACAGCGTTACTTGGTGCAGAAAAAGTCGTGTTCTCAGTTGTTAAATGATATGCGTTTGCTTTTGCTTGTGAATCCCATGCTACTGCATTTGAAGAAGATGTTAATGCTTGTTGAGGAATATAAGCCAAATCGTTAAATTTAATCGCACCAGTTCCATTAGTAGTTAAATCTATGTTTCCGTTTGCACCATCAGTTATTGTAATGTTCCCTGAGTTAGTTCCACCATTTGTATCAAGAACTAAATCGTGTGTTCCACTTGTTGTTAGAGTTGCTGACGCTGAACCCGTGCCAATAACAACTTCTCCTGACCCTTTTGGTTTAATATGTAAATCAACATTTGTTTCTCCACTTGCACCCAAAATAGGTGGATTGCCCGTTGCGGCATTTGTAACTTCTAATTCATTTACTGCTGACCCCGTTTTTTGAAATATTATTTGTTCATTTCCGTCATCATCTGCGATAAAGTGTGCGTCATCTATTTTAATGTTAAAAGAATTTGTGTCTAAGTCTCCACCAAGTTGAGGAGATGTATCTCCAACTAAATCTGCTGTCACCGTGCTGTCTAACCAATTAACAGTATTTGCTGAGTGATCTAAAGTTGCGAGAGATATGTCTCCAGCCCCATCATAATATTTAAGAGTAGGACTTGATGCTGATGTCGTGTCCAACCATATCGTTCCCGTTACTGCTGAACTAGGTCTTGATGAGCCTGAATTAGATGAATTAATTGCAGATAAAACACTATTAATGTCTGATCTTACAGTAGGAAATGATGCGTTTGCTATATCGTAATCGTGTTGTGCCATATTTGGTTTATACCCCTTTTAAAAGCCTTTTGCAATAAAATCAAATGTTCTTGAAACTGCTGAACCACTTGAATTTTTAAAGGTTACATTAAATCCATTAATTGTTTTACTTTCCACTAAAAAGAAATCTCCAGTTGCCATTCCTTGTCCAGTTATGCCTACAGCATAATTAACAGTTTTAAAAGGACTTGTAAATGTTACAGTTTTAGTTCCCGCACCTGAAGATATATCATTTCCACTAAAAATTCTATCAGGCATATCTATAGTTACAGTTACCGCAGTTACTCTAGGTGTAGAGGCTAAATCTCTTGAAATTAAAACAACTCTAAATTTAAAATATCTAGCAGTATAATCTCCAATAACAAAGTTTTGAAAAGATGTAAATGTAGAGTTATCGTCAGAAGTTGCTATTTGTAAAAATGCACTTGCGTTAGCGGGTGTATCTCCATCAAAGTTAGATTTAGCGTCATCAAAATTTCCACTTTTATTATCAAATAAATCGTCAAGGTTATCTGAAGTTTGTGTCATTGATGCTGTAATTCTAGCAGTATGTTTAGCACCAATGTCAATTACATCTGCAAACTCATAATTACCACTTGAAAAAAAGTCAGCATTTGCAACGCCTGAATCAAAAAACCTAGTTGTTTCATCATCAAAGTCTCCTGAAGCACTATCAAATAATTCAGAAGAATCTAACTCGATAGCGTCATCAGTAATAACTGTGTTTGTTAAAGTTCCTGAAAAATTAGGGTGTTCTGATTGTGATGCAACAGCATTAAAATTAAGTGTGCTTGTTACATTTGAAATAACGGCAGTTGCGTTAGAACTAAAGTTTCCTAATTTATCTACCGCTTTAATTAAATATGTTCCCGCCCTTGCTGGTACTGAAATAGAAGTTGCTGGTCTTGATACTTTTTCTACTAAGGCTACTGAGTTTTGCCAATCAGCAGTTCCGTCTGTTTCTTCACTAAATCTTAAACTATAAAATGCTAAATCAAGATCAGATATTTGTGTCCAACCTAAATGTGCTTCTTGTCCTACGATATTACAAGCAAAATCTTCAACATCACTTGGCGGTTCTATTGCACCAACAATAGTTCTCGTAGCAGAGACATAACTTGATGATACTCCAAAACTATTAACTGCTTTTACTCTTACATTATAAATTTTTTGGTCTATTACATTTAAAACTCTATGGTTTAAGCCTGAACCTTGTGCGTATATAATAAAATTTGAATCTGTGCTTAGTTTATATTCTACTTGGTAGAAATCAACAAAACTATCAGGAGAAGCACCTATTGTTACATCTAATGCAACAATAACTGTTCCGTCATTATATTCAACTAATGTGTCTGTCAAAGTAACTGACGCTGGTGGTTGAATAGTAAAAGGATTCGGAAGTGTTGTACTAGGCGTTGAAGAAACTTGTGCTTTAGAAGCCCATGTGTAATGTGATGCTTGATATTCAACAAGTGAAAGACCCAATGAAAAATCCTCGTTAAATGAAATTGCTAAAACTCTAAATGCTTTTGCTGAGAAACCTAATGATGCGTGAGTTACATTTACAATATCTCCAATCGCTAAATCATATCCATCTCCACCTACATTAATATCTAATCTTAAAGATTCTCTTGATCTTCTTAAAATAATTTCTGCCATCTCCTCTGCCTGATACGGACTTGTAATTGTCTGAAGGTCAAATTTTCCTTCTAGTAAAAAACCACCATCAGCAGTTTTCATTGTTGCATGACGATCAGCACTAGTTAATCCTGAGTCATCAATAGGTGGAAATTGAACTTCATCTACTTGATAATTTCTTGCTGGATTTACAAATGATACAATAACTCTATTGTATTTATCATTTTTGTTTGGGCTATTTAATGTGTATCCGCCTACAATATCATCTTCAGTTAAAGTAATACTTGCAGAACCCGTTGTTTCAATAATTAATTTATATTTTCCTGATGTATAAGGTAAATAACCTCTACAACCTCTTAATAATATTCTTACATTTTCTATAATTTTTTTTGATGTGTCTAAAACAGCATTACAATCAAAAATATTTATATCTGACGCACCTGAATAGGGAGTAACTTGTGTAACAGCAACTTGTGAGGCATCATAAAAACTTTGTAAGTCTATGTCTGCTGTTGCTATACCTTTACCATATCTTTCGTTTCTTAAATAATCTAATAAGCAAAATGCTGGGTTAGATGAAAAACTTGCAGTTTGTTCCGCTAAGTTTGATGCTAATGTTACAACTTTTCTTCCTTGAACTACTGCTTGAACTTTAGGGATAGAACTAAAAGCATCTTGATTCCATGTAAATCTTAAAGCCAAATATGCTAAACCTGATAACTTATGATTACTACCCCATGATGATAAAGTTGATAATAAAGTTGAAGCGGATTGTCCGTCAGTTCCATAATGAGGTTCTACTGTAATTAAACTAGCACTATCTTTGAAAAAATTACTGTCGCCACTTCCAACAGTTCTTTGTGTATTATCCGCAAGATCGCCTGACCAAGTTACAGTTTTATCATCAACTCTAATTTCAGTTATGTCATTTATTTCTCCCTCACTTAAAATTATAGCCATATACAAATAAGTATTATCTGTGCCTGATGTTTCCATAAAAACTCTTGTTCCACCAACTAATCTAGTTCCATAAATAACGGGAATACTTGCGTCATTAGATTGTTTATTTACAAGAATACCTTTTTCAAAATCGTCAAAATCTGTTGTTCCAAAGTCAGGAATTTCAGGTGGTTTCGGTTTTAACCAAGATAATGCTTTACTTAAAATTTTTATTGGTGCTTTTAAAATTTTAGTAACAGACTTAAATACACTTCCAAAACCCATTATGCTCTACCCCATTTAATATCTTGTACTGTTTGACTTGAAAAATCCATACCAACATCTGTGCTAAAAAATCTTTGTTGTGATGTATTATTAGTTTTTCTGCCATTTGTTTTATCAAAGTCGGCCCAATGAGAAACTATTTGTAGTGCTACTGTACTATCGCTTCCTTTTTCTGATATAGAAAAAGTATCTATTTGACCAGAGTACAATAAAAAAGGGTCTGCAATTAAAGCATTACTATCGTCTAAAAAACCTCTAAAAATATCTACGCTATCATTTACAACATTTTCATTTAAACAAGTTGAAATAAATGTTTGATCTGCACCTGATAAAGTTAATGTTAAACTTGTTTTTGTAACATCTGTTTCTTCTGTAAAATTAGAAACACCTAATATAAAATCAGATGAGGAATAGGTAACACTTGAACCTGATACGGAACTTGTTAATGGAAATGAACAATCAGTAATATTAACAGCAGTACCAAAACCGATTGTGATAAGATGTACTGGTCTAATATCATCTGTTGCTAGTTCGTTTTTTATTGCTGTCGTTAGACTTCTCGTCATAATCTTCTATTGTCCTTCTTTTAACTTTAATATAATCTGATACGATATAATTTGCTTTATCTGATGGTTCTTCATATTTTCCTAAAGTATTAGTTTTAAAATCAACACCTTCTCCATCTATAACTTCTTCTGCAATCAAATCAACAGTAACCCAATGTTTTACTAAATATTTCATTATAGAGATTCCTCTACATCAAATTGAAATGAATATAAAACATTACCATCTTTATCTGAACCAACAGCACCAAAATCTTGAATATCTGATTTAAGATGAACTGTAAAAGGCACATTGTCATAAGTTACAACTGAATTGTCTGCAAGTGCAGTAGTTAAAGGTGGTTCAATAGTAACAGTAGCCGCATTAGAACTAGAAGTTACATCTGCAACTACCATATAAACTTTATTGTGCGAGGCGAATTTAATAAAGTCTCCCGTCTTAAATCGCCCAGCACCATCACCAGCAAATGCGTCCATTGCTATAGTTGTATCACCAACTGCGTGAACTCCGTTGACTAAAACTGTTCCCGTTTCGCTACCTCTAGCATCTTCTATTTCAGGCGGGATAATTGTAAAGTTTTCTTTCCCTGATCTTTGTTTAACTATAAAAGCCATAAGTTCTCCATAAATATCACTTCTTGTTCCAGTAATTATTTCAACTGAAAAAGCAAATCTTTGCCCGTCTATTTGTCTTGCTAATTTTTTACCACTATCAGATTTTGATATAATAGTTTGTTGAATTGATTTAATTCCCATTGTTGAGAATTTTGCATTTGATATAGGAAAAGCACCACTCATTATATTATATTATTTTCACCCCTTTCATTTACGGCTTGGTTAATAATATTAGATATTGTTCCTCTATTTTGCACTAGCATTTCTTCAAATCCAGTTGCGTCTAATGTTGAAATAGAAAAATTAACATTAACTGGGCCACCACCAGTTCCTCTTGCAGATTGTGTAATTTGTCCAGTTTGGTTAGGTACAAATAGTTCAGGGCCTCTTTCACCAACTACAATGGGTTTTCCTTTTGATACAGCACCACCTTTATTAAAGAATGGTATTCCACCGCCGCCGCCACCGCCGCCGCCCATAGCAAGTAATAAGGCTTGTAGTGCAACTTGTTTTTTTAATTCTGATGTTTTCTTTTTCATAACATTTAATTGTTTTAAATCTTGTTTTTCTAAATCAATTCCAAATAACTTTTGTATTGCTAATCTTATTCCTATCTCAATTAAAACTGAAAGAGTTTGTATTAAAATATCTTGAACTAATCTTTTAAATGATTTTTCTAAATCTTCTCCTAATATAATTGCTCTTGATAAAGCATTTGAGAATTTAGTAATACCAGCATTAAGTCCTTCTGCTATTATTTCTTTTATAAATGACATTTTATTTTGTAAATTACTTAATGCTTCATCATTTAATTGTTCAAATTTGTTTATTGCTACTTGTGTTGCATTAGGTAATTTTATTGCCATATCGTCTTCAATTTTTTTAAGTGCTTTAGAACCTTTTTCAAACGCATCTACGAATCCATCATTAGCATCTGCACCATTAACTAATTCTTGAAACTCAACATTTTTATCTATTGCTTCTGACATTGAGTCAGTAACTTTTTTAATTTGTTTGTCCAATACTGCAAAAGTTAAACCTACTGCGGTTACTGATGCTCCAACTAAACCTAATCCAACACCTGATAAAGCAACTATTCCCCTTAATCCAGCAAGAACAACAAATATTGCTTTTCCTAGTGATACCATAAAGAAAACTATTTTAACTGCTATAAGGGCTTTAAAAGCAAATATAACCGCATCAATATTATCTTTTAATATTTTTAAGAATCCAGCAATACCTTGAACGGCTTTTGCTAATACTGTTCCAAAACCTATTGCTATTCTGTCTATTTGTTCTGAGTTTCTTGCAAGTGTTTTATCTAAATTTCCAAATTGATTTTTAAGTTCTTGAAAGAAACCAGCATCTAATAATGTTTTCTTAAAAGCAAAAACTTTATCTCCAATCATTGATAAAGTTCCGCCTAATGTTCGTGCTAATTCATCTGTTGCATTACCAAATCTACCACCTTTGCCAAATACTTTTTCAAAGGCTAATGTTGTTTCTTCTATTGATACTGTCGCACCCGCTTGGAAACCAAGCATATTTCTAACACCTTTTTCTCTAAATAAATCTGCCGCACCAATACCAGCACTAAACGATCTTTGTATTTGTTCTGCTGCTGTTCTAAAATCTAAACCTGTAACTGCCGCAACATTACCTGTTATCTCTAACATCTTTTGTAGTTCTGTTGCGTTATCTGTAACTGTCGCTAATATACCTGAACCTGATTGTATTTCTTCAAGAGAAAATGGAACTTTAGAAGCAAATTTGACCATATTGTCAAATGCTTTTGCACCTTCATTGGTATCTTTTAATAAGAACTTTAATCTAACTTGTAAATTTTCTAATTCTCTACCCGTGCTTACAAGATTCCTAATAACTAAACCAGCACCTAAACCTAAAAAAGCATTTTGAAGATTAAAGACAGCACCTCTTACTTTTGCAAGACCACCTCTTAAAGTATTTAATGATTTTGTTGCTTTATCTCGTGCTACTATGTCTATATTAAGTCTTTGTGCCATTATCTTTTATACCTTTTTGCTTCCGCTAATGATGTTCTAGTTTTATACTCATCTTGTTCTTTTTTCAAGTAAGCAAGCCAAAGATTATAATGACTAACTGGCATTTCTAGGACTTGTTGGATTGTAATATGTAATCTGTCTGCTATGACTAACAGCGACCTTATTTCAGGGTCGCTATTTACTTTTTTTCGGCTTCCTCATAATTGGTATCTACAAGTATTCTATTAGCAACAGTTGCAATAACATTCGAGTCTGCTTTTTTTCTTAAAGAAAATTTATCTTCAGGTTGGAAAGCCTTAACAAGATCACCTTTATCATTTTTAACTTTAAGTTTCATTATTAGTAAATCAACAAGAACATTTAAGTCTTGAAAATTACTAGATTTTTTAAAAATAATATTTTTTTCTTCAAGGGTTAAAGGTTCAGAATAAAAAACAGATGAGTTACCATGTTCATCTTTCCATTCTTCCACTTCAATAGTAATAGTCTGTAAAGATTCAAAATGAGTTTTAACTCTATCTATAACTGACATATATTAATATTAAGCAGTACCTCTAGTCAAACTTCCCGTTCCTTGAAAAGTAACTGATCTAGTAGTTATTCCATCTAATGTAACATTGACACTCATTCCAGTAATAATTCCTGAGCCTGAAAAAATTTCATCTCCTGAACCATCTCCTTCAGGGCCTAATACAAAAGATATTGAAGTTCCAGCAGTTAAAGTTTGTTGTGGAGAATCAGTTTCATCATAACTCATTTCTAAACTTCCTGAGAATGATGTTCTTCCCGCTACAAACGATTTAGTTGCATCTGATAATTGAGTATCTTCTACAACATCAGCAGTTGTTTCAAGTGTGTAACCAGTAAGTTCTCCTATACCAGTTCCACCCGCTTTAACTACTCCTTCTTTTCCAAAGTGTGTTGCCATTTTTTATTGTCCTTTTTTGGTTTAACTTGTTTATCTTGTTCTTGCTTATATCCTAGTGCTATAAAATTATCAAGTTGGGTTTCGTTAATGATAACTTCATGCCCATCTTTATACAATTTAATATCTTTAGCCATAATAACTCCTTTTACTACTTATCTTCGTCCTCGTCAATTTGTTCTTCATCAAAATCTTCATCAAAATCTTCATCATCTAGGTTTTCTTCTTCTACTTGGTTTTCTCTTAATTCTTCAAGTAAGTCTTTAACTTCTTCACACATAAGACTCTCTTTGTCGTGTAATTTTTCTATTGCATCTATTTTCTTTTCAATTTTATTTATTATTTTTTCCATTTATTCTCCTTATGGTGTTCCTGATTGATATTCATACATACATCTGATCGTCATTCTTATACCACCAACGGGAAATAAAGAACCCTCATCAGTTTCGCAAGATACAACCATTGTATCTAATGCGTTATTGCTTCTAGTAATATCAGATTCTACAGCAGTTTCAATGGCCGTGATTAACTGATTTCTTAAAGTATCAATATTAGACTCAGCACCTTTAACAAATCCTGATATTATAAAATCAATAGTTCCGTGTCTTGTTCTTGCACCACTACCCAATTCAGAATCATCTCTAGTTTCTTCTGATGTTTGAACAATTACTGCTGGATATTGTTGTTCAGATAATTCGTCAATAGGAAAAGGTTGTCTTGTTGCTTTTTTAATTGTTATTGGACTACTTATACCTGAAATAGTTGATAATAAATTTGATGCTATATCTTCTCTTACACTCATATTTTCATATTCCTAAATTGTTTTTTTACAAACTTATTAAATGTATTCTGTATAATCTTTTCTGTTCTATCATTAAAGCCAAAAAATACTCTTTTAGGTTCGTTTAATACTTGGTTAAATAATGCTCTTTGTCTCATTTGTGCATTAGAAAAACCTAGTGATACTTTATGCTTACCAGTTTTTCTTACTGTTTTACCACTTGGTGTTAAAGCACTTAACATTCTACCAGAATAAAATAAATCTACTGCTGTTTTCTTACCTTCTCTATTTAATTTTTTTAAATAACTTGAACTATATGGTGCAAATTTTGTTGAGTTAACATCAATACCTCTTGCTGTTTTAGTTCTTATAATATCTAATAATTGAAAACCCGCTTGTAAGATTCCTTTGTCTATAATGCTTGGAAATTTAGATTTAAGTCTGTTAAATCTTTTTTCTATATGTTTTGCGTTTGTTTTAATCTTAACATCAAGGGCCATTATCTAACTAATCTTCTAGTTCCGTGTAAAGGTTCTCTCTCGTTCTTAACAATAGTTCCGTCTCCAGTAGTGTCATATTCTACACCATCTTCTAAAATGGAATCCCACTCTTTATTGTATTCTGACATATAATGTTCTGCCATTCTTTCAAATCTGTCTTTTTCTGTTTCAGGTCTAAATTTTGATAAAGCGGGACATAAGAATCTTCCAAGAAATAAATAAACACCAGCCCTTTCAAATTGGTCTAAATTAACTTTTGTGTTCACCATTTCATTTGTATTTAAAACTGTAATGTCCGTATAAACATTTGTTTTATAAACTGGCCACCACTCAATTCTTAATTGTCTTAAAATATCATTAGTTGTTTGTGCAAAAAAATTAGTTGCTTCTGCATCAGTTGAGGCAATACCAAAACCAAAAGCGTCAGGTTGATATTTAGTTACATCTCCAGCAACAATAACATTTGCACCAGTATAATTAGCCATATTATAATATCCAAATTAAAATAACTAAAGCAACTGCAACACCAATAGATATTTTTGGGTTTTGCTTTGCTAATGTTATGTATTTATCTAAGTTTTTCATTTTTTCTTCCTTGTTTTTCTTTTAGGTTTTAATTGAACTACTTTATCAGAAATATCTTTTGTAGTCGCTTTTTTTATTTGTTTATCTTTGACGGGTGAAAAACCATTTCTTGTAAAATGTGCAAGATTGGCCTCGTA